TGACGATGCTGCATCACTCACTGGTTCTCGACGCGCCGTTTCAAGGTGGTTGGGGGCTTTTAGTAACGTGGCAGTACACAGAAGAAAGAGTAGTGACATAGAGCGAATGGATTCAATAGAAAAAATCTCAGTGTAATGTAATGAACACTAAACTTTCTATTATCCTCGTGACGACGTTATTTTATGGTCTTATTTACACCGCGATTCATAAAACTGATCCAACTGCATTTGGTTTCGAGAGTGCTCTCGACCCATTCTACTTTTCTTTTAGCACTATGAGTACAGTAGGTTACGGTGACTTTGCTCCTAAGACAAACATCGCTAAGGCTCTTGTCATGTCCCAACAGTTCATCCTAATGGGTGAAATACTGGCTATGATAAAATTTAACAAGAAGCTTAGCAAATTGATATAATGATATACATAAGTAAATCCTACTTCAATATATGTATACAAAGTAACTTAAAGTTATATATACTTATATGAATGGGAGATCCAGTAGCTCAGTCGGTTAGAGCGTGGTGCTTATACATTAGTATATAATAATGAGGTAATTCTCACTTAAGGCACGCCAAGGTCACGGGTTCGAACCCCGTTTGGATCATTTTTATAACTATTTTTGTTTGTAGTTATAAAAATGATGTCCCATAAACAATATATTCGCATTAATATCCCCATTTGAGATCATCTGGTGTTATTTCAGGGTTTATTCTAGAAACAAATAATGGTCTTCCGTGGTCACTATGACCTATTATACTTTTATGTGATCGATCAATTGTTATATACTTTCTCAAATCTTTGTAATATACACGAGCACCCTTACTTATGATATCCTCATGTTTCATGTCAATATGATTATCCATCGGTAAAAAATATTTCTGATACTTTCGCATGTTATCAACGTTTATGAGATAGCACTTAGTACTTGATATCCATTTGACTTTTTCAAGAGAACCATCTTGACTATCATGTAATCTCGATAAACAATGAAAAAAGCACATTTCAAAATCATCACCCTTCTCATCTATTACACTTTGAATTTGAGTATACAATTCAGATGATTTGATATTAACATTATCTTCGAATATAACAGCATATTTGAGACCCTGTTCAAAACATCTCTTGTAAAACTCCATGTGACCTATAAAGCAACCAATCGCACCTACATTAAAGTATGTAACATCTGGTCTCTTTATATCTGAATTGTAATACATCTCAATAGCCTTTTCAAAATATTCGGGATCTATATAATCTTCAAATTTCCTTGCTGTTTTTAGACTCCTTGTATCCGGGCCATAAATTATTTCAATTGGTATATTTCCATTATAAGTCCTGAAAAAATTATTTTGTCTACTTTTCTCATTTTTCAAAGTTAAAAGAAAACATTTGTAATCATATTTTTCTCTGGTAGATTTATTTAAAAGTATATACAATAAAAATATAATAATTAAAATGACAAATACTTTCATTCCTACTTAAACATTAGAAAATAGTAATACATATGGATGCTATCATAGATGGTATTGGACTGGTGAGTTCAATTCTCATTGCCGTCATGTTCGTGCCACAAGTTGTACATGTACATAAAACAAAAGATACCGATGCTATCAATTATACATTTTTACATATTAATATATTGGCCAGTACTTTAGGACTTGTGTACTCAATTCACTTTCATGTAGTACCAATGATTGTTGCTAATACATCCGCTGGTCTATTCTCTGTATCACTCGCGGGTATGAAGTTCGTTAACGGGCTTAAAGATAAAACCCCAGTTATAGATATAGTAGTTGAGGCTCCAGCTCCCATGGTGTAGTTGGTCAACACTGTGGACTTTGAATCCACCACCCCAAGTTAGAGTATTGGTGGGAGCTCGTATATCCCTTCTTTAGCTCAGTTGGAAGAGCGAATGGTTGTAATTGCAATTATCTTTCATCGTAATTGATGACAAAGCCCATTCGGTCAGGTGTTCGATTCACCTAAGAAGGAACCCAGCGCCGTATATCAATAGCGCAATTGTAGTTTGTATTTTACAGACTAAGTTCCTATAGCTCAGCCCGGTTTTAGAGCGATACACTGTTACAGCTTATTTAGTCTTGTAATTTTGCGAAATAAAAATCGTATAAGTGTCAGAAATGTATAGGTCAAGAGTTCGAATCTCTTTAGGAACGTTTTTAGTGTGAGTTTTCCTCATTCTAAAATCGTATCTTTTTCTCTAAACTTGGTGAGTACTTCCCGAGCCTCTTCTTCCACTTTGTAAAAATAACCTACCTTATTGACGGGAATCAAAGATATCATTACATGAATGGCAAGAGTTATCTACAACAGGTGTTTTCAAATTAAAAGATCTTAAATCTACATCAAAAGAACAACTCGAGGCAGCTGGATGGAAGAAGAGTATCTTTAGACAGAGAAGTAATAAAAAATAATATTGACTTAATATAATAAAAACAAAATGTCTATGCCAATGTTAGCTGGTGTAGGTCTTTTGGTCGTATGTTGTTCGTCCTCCAGCGTAGCGGGAGTGATGATGAATGGTGGTGAAAAGGCTGAAGATGATTCAGGTGGTGGAGGTGGGGGTGGAGGTGGAGGTGGAGGTGGAGGTGGAGGTGGAGGTGGAGGTGGGGGAGGTGCAGGTCCAAGTGGTCGGTATGTGAAGTTAGTGCACACTGTTGGCCAGGATACGAGCGCGGCGGGTAATGACGACGATAAAAATAAGATCCTCAACCTCGCTGAGCTTGAGGTTTTTGCTAAGGGTGGTACCACCAGTTTAGCATCGGGTAAGACTGTAACTGGGACTTCATTATCAGCTGGTTACCCAGGTGCCAATCTTGTAGATGGAAACATGACTAACTTTGCCCACACTTGGGGTCGTGCCGCGAATGTGTTAGATGAATTCTTGGTCGATTTAGGTTCAGTCCAAGAGATTGGAAAGATTAAGATTACAAACCGTACCGACTGTTGTCAAAAACGTGCTATTGGTATCAAAGCGGTAATTCTTGGTGCGGATGGTACGACTGTCATTAAGGAGACACCCGATATTACAACCGAAGCTGCTACATACACATTCACATTCCCTGGAACTGCTTGGGTTTAAATAACTTAAAAACACAATTCTTATCAATAGTAATGACAACTATTGCTAATTTTATGATTACACCAGTCGTGTCCCTAAAGAAGCGATTTGGGGGTCGTGTGGCGTCATCTGCTCTAGATACCCCACCACCCCCAGTTGATACGACTAAACAATGGGATTTTGGTAGTTACTGTTGGAAAGCTACAGTTGAAGCTCTTGATAAAGATGGTCTAGTTGATAGAACATTCATTGGTTATAGTCAGAATATGAACATAACATCTAGAACCCAGGTTGCGTGTGATCGTTACAAGCTACCTGGAACTACATGTGGAGAAGCTCAGATGGCGATGAAGGGTGGTGAATGTGATGAAGTAATTTTTATGAAACCAAAATCTGGAAAACTTATGAATCTTACAAATCCTTATCAGTAACTGAATTCTTTGTTATCCAAGTATTAATTGTATATCTAAATGTTCCATTTAATTCACCTGTATAATGTGGATGTGTCCAATATGGAGGAAATAAAATAGCTTGTCCAGCTTTTAATTTAATGATTGTTTGTTGTTCCGGAAAATGAAATTCCCCGCCTTCGTAATCACTATTTAATGCAATTATCATACTATATAAACGTAATTCACTTGCATTATATGTCGCCTTACCACTAACACCTGCAATACCATCTACATGCTCTCTAGTGGGTCCATGTATTCTTCGCAATTGATACCCTGAATCACCGACAGCCAATTCTGCTCCTATTCCTGTCTGACATACAAGCTTACTTACTCTATTTACAGTCTTAAAAACAATATCATCCCAATATTTATATAATTTTGAATCTTGTTCTACTAGTTTGGATAAATGGACAGTGAATCCCAATACATTTGAACCAGATTTATAAACCTCTTCCTCCTTCGCATTTTCATCTATTATTTTTTTAAGTCCATCCATTTGTTTCTCGTTAATTACATTTTCATATAAGTATATTTGATTTTTTGGTAATAAACTGTCTCTCATAGTTTTCAATTGTGGTATTTTTTTAAATACATTTTCCAGAAAGTGTGTCCCATCCGTTAATACTGATCTCACTTTCTTCACACCACGGGTAAACACCTTCATCATCTCCTATAAAGTTAAGAGCACTTATATCATTTTCGATACAACGATCACATATTCCCTTATTGTCGTCGATGAGGAGACCTATGTTAAGGGCGCGACATATATCCACCTTGTGTATTTCATTCGGTGTATAACTATTTGTGAGGATAACATCATCGAATACATCGGGGAAGTACATATCTATCCATCTTTCAGTTTCTTCACGAGCCATATCTTGACGTCCAGTTACGATATACATTTTGTTATATCGCTCTCTAAGATTATACATAGCTTTTTGTGATCCAATGATTGGTGTAAGTTCTGTAAATGCTTTAGATTGATAAAAGTCATGGACCATTTTTTGTGAGGCTGGTTCATCTATATCAAATATTTCACGGTACACGTAACTGTATTTTGGTCTGGTTATAGTTCGTTTATGAAATCTAGTCATGGGAAAGAGGAATTTTACTAATACTTCATCGATATCAATGGCAACCCTGTTCATTTATTTAGTACAAATATTATTCATAATCTCCAATTAACACACCACAGGGAATCTAAGTACATTTATCGCGGTTCTGCTTGTCTTGTTTGATAAGGCGTTCCATTATACGGGGAAATATTTTCTAAACTTTAAATAGATGTCTTTATTGCCAGTTATAAATCATAGTAGAATGGAACGACTTAGACCCCCAGAAAGTACTTCACTTTCATTAAATGTAAATACATTGTCTGTTATTTTTATCATTATATGTATATTAGGTATGTATAATCGATATATGACTATCAATCAACGACGTGAGCGATATCATACTTGATACACTTCTCGGGGGTGAGGTAAATATCTTTTTTCATGAGACGCTTAAACTTCTTCTCGGGAATTTTCGTTTTAGACATATACATTTTTTTTAACATTTTCATAAATTTTTCACTTGTCTTCATTTCATTACGAAGATCTTGGAAATTACCCCAAAATTCTGTGGAAATCTGGTGAATCAGAACGTATGCATTTCGACCAATGCGACGTTCTGAACCACCCAATAATACAAATGTTGCGGCACTACAACAAGAACCCTGTGCAATAGTGACAACCTTCACCCGGGCCCGTTCTAGGACATTCATCATGTTTAAACCTGAGAAGATATCACCACCCCCACTCATGATATGTACACGAATTTGTGGTTCGTATCCAATAAATTCAGCCGCTCGTTTGAGAAGTTCAATCTCAAGCTTTTTAAACTTTTCAACAAAATCAAGTGCATTTTCACTATCTATGTCTCCATAGAATAAAATTTCATTACCTATAACTTTTACACAATCATTAACCTCTTCAGGTTCTTTATCTTCTTCCGTAGGCATGTTTGAGTTCTTTTTTTATTTTACTCACGTCCCTCTGTTTTAAGTTGTTTCCAATCATAAGATGATTGATCACATCAAAATCTTGTGGCGTGATATTGTAATCGATTAGGGGTTGTAAATCACCCTTTTCTGCATATAACTTAAGTAGGCTTAAAGTGTCTATATCAATTTTGTGTGTTTGTTTGTTTTGTATGTCATTCAATTTATGTAATCTAGCTTTATAATTACCATATTTAGTCCAGCATCTACCAGATTTTATATTTTCTTTTAATAGTGGTTTCCCTAGGGCAGTTTTGGGTATGACAACCGCATTTAAAAGAAAATAAGGCATACAATCCCAATCACCGGATTTATACATATATTGATCACATATATCTGCTATTGTAAATGCATATGTACATTTACATATATCAACACCTTTAGAGTAAATATAATTTTCTTGAAATAAATCCCATATATGACCATGTTCGTGCACCGACTCTGTTATATTGATTGATTCATTACTACATAGCATTTCTTCTGCAAATTCTTTTGGTGTTTTGAAAATATCTTTATCGGATGAACCATCTAAATATGAAAAAAAATCTCTAATATTACCATCACATCTAACAGATGCATTTTTTGATTCTATAGACTGGTTATCACACAATGTAAGTATTTCACGTGGTTTATATTTTGGGACTATGATCGTTTCAAAGTTTGGATACATACACATTTTGGTAGATGTTACTACGAGGGATCCTTTAGAGAGATATTCACCATCTGAAACTTTATTAATAAGTGGTTTGAATTCTAGATTCAAATCTTCTATATATAAATGTTTACGAGAAGTTTTAATAAAAGTTAAAAATGGACAGGAATTACTCATATGATGTTTTTGTAATTCGATACAATTTATTTCATTTAAGACACTGTTTAAAATAAAAGATTTGCCGCTACCAACAGCTCCACACAGGAAAACATTTTTTGATTCACTTACATATTTTTTTAGTAATTCAATCTGTTTTGTATGTAATGTGTATTTAGGTTCACTTTTTTTTTGTTCGATAATTTTAATGAAAGCATCCATTGACGATCTTACTAATCAAGCTATAGATTTGGTGCTTGAGAATGACGCACTATATACACGTGTACTCAATCCTTTAAAAAGGAAAATTGCACCATATGCTATCGGTGTTTCGTTATTTAATCTGGTGATTTTTGTTTTACTCATTCAAGTAACTTTCAAAATTAATAATATACATCGACCAATACCAATACTTATGTAATTATTTATTACCAGATTCAATATCATCTTCTTCAACTTCTTCGACTTCTTCGAGTTGTTCGACCGTCTCGTAAGTTACCACTTCCTCATACTCCTCTGGGTCTTTAGATAAAAACGCGCCAACCTTTTCAAAAACAGTGTTTTTGGTCAGGGCCCTGATAGGTTCCACAGTTTTCGGTAATTTCAGGTGTGGTATAGGACGAACAGATAATATCTCTGGTTTTGTGAACACATTTTCTATTGGATACTCCTTTTCGAAATTCATAAGAATCTTTTTAGGAACAGCGGGACATTGTTCAAGTAAACGATCATATTCAGCTTTACATTCTTCAACAAATTTCAAACCCTCCTTTTTACGTTCTTCACGGGGGAGGGCTAATTGAAGTCTAATATTTCTCGAAAGACTTCCATGACCTAATGCAGATGTTCGATGATTTTCCATCAACTCATTCACCTTGAGGAACTGCATGATCGTCGCAATCAACCCCGCGATAAGATTCAAACCACCGATTATCGATGGTGCTGCTGGTTGAATACTCATGGGTAAAGTACTCTGAGCAAAATTCGCAGTACCTGTGATGGTCGACAGGACAATAACGGGTAAATTAAAACGCAGACTCAATTTTTTATACATCAGGAAGGATCTGTGATGCATATACCTGTAACATGCACATGCCTCACCCCATTGACGTAGGACATTCTCGTGATACTCATTCCACATATGTTCCATTTTAATTTCTTCTGACATCTTATAGTAAATGAATATAATTTTCTGGATACATGTTATATTTTTATTAGCAATACTTATAGTACCATTTACAAATGACAAAAAGAATCTAGAGTTTTATTCGATTCTCATACCTTTTCTATTTTATCATTGGAGTGTAAATGATGATACATGTGCATTAACACAGGCTGAATGTTATGTAACCGGTCAACCAAAAGAAGAAACATTCATGCACCGACTTGTAAGTCCGATATATAAAATGGAAGATAATCAAATCAATAATATTACAAAAAGTATATTTTTCTTTTTGTGGTTTTTTGTTCAATATAGATTAGGACATTTTAATAGATTTGTTGAAGAACTGGGAAATGTATATAAAGCTAAGAGTAGTAAGTAATGTATATGGATTTCAAGATTAGTAACGAAATTATTCGCCTCAAGAATGCCAAGGCGTTGTACCATGATACATACCTGACAAACCTGGAGGAGTTTGATGAGAAAATTGTACGCCTCGAGAGTCAGATTGAGAGAACGACTTCTGTGATGAAGCGTGAGCTTCTCGAGAAGCAGAAAACATTTTTACTAAATGAAATTGAGAAGATTGACAAGACTATGGAGAGTACCACAAAGTTTATTGATAATAAGCTAGAAACTCTTAATAAACAACTAAAGAATATTGATAATGAGAAGAATTCATTTGACTACAACATCGATAAACTCAAAAAAGCTGTTGAAAGGAGGAATATAAATGAAATATTTGATATGTTTGAATGTATTTCTAACGCACTCTGTGTTCTCAACGACGAAGTTTCGCGTACTCCTGAACAGCCCTGATGAATTCACGATCTCTCTTTACTTTAGGATCAACACCTATGAGTACATAGGTCAGTTTATTCGGAACCTTAGGTGTATTCCCCTTTGATTTGGGTACCATCTTTAATTTTTTCCTAGCGTTCTGAACCTGTTTAGCGGTGGGCATTTATTATACCTTAGCAAAATATTTGAATCTATCAAAAAAATGAACGGTATTTCTAAAATTGTAATATACAATCATACATAACGCATCAGCTATATCATGTTTCCTTTCATAAGGAATAACATTAATATATTTTTCAGCGATTGAAACAGTTCGCTCCTTCCTCTGCTCATAGTCTAGATGTCTCATACCAAAATGTGTATGCATGCTCACAGGTGAAATCAAAGAAACCTTGTCTTTGAACATGTAATGTAGTAAAATCTCAATATTCGTGAAACCCATAGGTGGTTGTCTCTCTATCAATATTTTATCAGCTGAGTCGAATATATGTCGATGGTCCTCAACGAATAAAGGAATAAGATCTACAAAGTCATTTGAATGTACATATTTATAATCCCCGAGGCTTACCTTTTTCATATATTCAACTTTAATATCTGTACCGTTATCAACTTCCGCAAGAACTAGACCCATGTTATGATACCCAATATCTATTCCCAGTATTAACATATTTTTTTATTCTATATTATCCTTAAGTATCTTTTTTTTTATGAAGTTTCCAAACTAACGTCTGACGGAAAAAATTTGGAATAGTTGGGGCTCGACCTCGATGTTTTATATTTGAATTGAACATAACAGCTCTATTTTCCAAAGGTTCTATTGCTAGAATTCCATTCTCTATCATAAATTCTGTGTGTCCGTTTGATATATTAACAGTGCTTTTAGTTACTGGATTTAAATAAATCATAAATGTAAAATAATCAATATTATCTGCATCATCATTACCTGTATCTGTATGCCATCCTCCATCTTGACCTATTAATTGCCCATTCACATAGACCATCGCACATTCCCATTTATGTCGGGTGACAGTGTTGATTCTTTCTAATAAATATTCACTGAAAAAAGGTACTTCTTCCAGATGACAATCAAACCATTTATTATTTGATCCTTCATATGACGGATCCGGTAGAGAACTATGTCCATATTTCCATACTGAACCAGACAAATGTTTATTTATCTTATCCATTTCATCTAAAGTTAAAAAGCCATCCATTGTATTCAGTGAAGTCGGTCCAAAGTCGTTTATCATATACAAAATATATTATCTTATTCTTTATATATGAAGAACAAAGTTAAACAACAACTTTTTGTACTTGTTATATGTGTACTTACCGTAGCGTTGGTATATAAATTGTATAATCCAACTGTTATAAAAGTTCCGGTACAAGTTCAACCAAATGTGATAAATTACCCCGAACCCAGAAGAGAACGCGTGAGAGAACCAGAGTTTAGAGGCCCCCCAATTAAACAATATAAACCGGGGTTTACACAACAGATGGGTATTATTACCGGGTCAGATGGAGAAACGTTACCTATATATGGAAAAGAAGTAAGGGGACGACGCGATAGGTATCATTATTACACTACAACAGGTGGGGAAAATCTATACCCTATACCTATCAGTCATAACGCAAGAGATTGTACGGAAGATATCGGATGTGAAGAATTATATGGAAATGAAACAGTTTCAGTAACTGGTAAAACTGGTTCATTTGATGTAAATATGTACAGGACAGATGATTTTTTTTAAGCTGTATCCTCATCATCTTCACTGGATTCAGACATTTTCTTAACGCGTTTTTGTATATCGTTAACGAGCGAACTTGTCTGACTGGAAGAACAACAGCATGACAGAGCACACACAGCTAATACTGGGGGTGGTTTCATTGGCATTTTCATTATAAGCATTACAACAAGCATGGAACAAATGCAAGAACCTACAGTCATTCCAAGTTTGTCATTACTCATTGGTTCACCAGACGTTTTGAATAGAGAGTCAAACATTATAATATATGTTATTATAATATTATAAATTTCTGTTTATAATATCATATTCCCTTGTTATAAATCCAGATTTCCCTGACAATTCCGCCTTTGTGCGCAAAAGTTCAACTATCGTATCTTTATCAAGATGTTTTAGAAAATCCACTTTCATCTCGATGTCGTGAAGTTGATGTGCCTCCCTTTTACCCTGCACATATGGCCACGTATGTTTACGTAATGACGACACTTCCGTCTCCAGTTGTTTAATTCTTGGAATGAGTACTTTACGTATTAAAATTTTCAATTCGAGTACTTCATTCATTTATATTACTTAGTTGTAGTGTTTATAAGCCATGTTATACAAGTGTATTTTGTGACGTCATTTTTTACGATACCACCTCTATGAATATAATTCCAATTAGATGGAAAAAATAAGAGTGTTCCCTGTTTGGGACGGATTCCCTTTTTCATCCAAAATTCAGTGACACCACCATCATCTTCATCCAGTGTGTTTAAATACCACATAGCTGTCACCACTCTTTGTGTGTTGGTATTACAGTTTAAAAATTCATCGATATGCCATGTATAAAAGTCATTTTTTTTCATCCTTTGTATATCGTATCCCGAATCTATTTTTATTGATTGAAATACATGTTCCACTACCTTATCGACTCCCACTAAATTTTCTAAGTAAGTTTTATATTTTTTCATTCCATCTTCTAAATTTTTATGTAACAAAACATCTATTTCATCCCACTCTTTCATACCTGTTATATGCAATATATCAGATTTTCGGATTTGATCATCAACCCTGTTATTGACATTAGATCCATCACCATTACCCACTGACGATTTAACTACGTTTGGGTCATTATCGAATTTTTCTATCATTTTCTCACATAGATCTTTTGGTAAGTGATTGTCGATCTGGTATATAAATTCCATTTATTCTGAAATGAAGTTTATTCTTTATACATTTTCTTAACTTTGTATAAGTATGACACCAGATAAGTGTATTTTTATAAAAAAACTTGCACATGGTGTTCATGATTTGATGGAGTATTCACAGTATGTCAATCAAATTGGGTCAGACCCCCAGAACAACACTGAAAAATTTATAAAGAAACACTTACTCAACAAGAATCGCGATGGTACGTATGACTTTTCGGTTGGTAAATTTAGAATTGCTATAGACATGTTAGATAGTGAAACAATCAATACTATTCTACTATATCTGGATCATCTTACTATAACCATAGACCGTGCATATACAATGACATCACTAAATCCTCTTCTTTTATCTAAAGAAGATAGAGTATTTGTCAGTCTGATTAATGACGGGGACATCGTAACGTTTAATGATTTTCTCATCTATTAATAAATGCGGTATCTAGAATTGAAAAATAAGGCTAAGAATCAGGGTCTTCGTGTAACCAAGACTGTCAAGGGAAAACGCGTTCAGCTCACCGCTAGGGAACTTCGGGCTAAAATTATGATGAACTTTGAGAACAGTGTGAAAAATGCACAGAAAGTTATCAGAGTGTGTCAAACCATAGTAGTTCCAACCCGGTCGGTGGGTGCCCCTCCCCCACCTCATCCTCCACCACCCCAACGACGAGCACCAGTCGTAAATACACAACGCGCGAAACTCATGGCTGAACTGAAAAATACATTAAAAAAGAGGGGATTAAGATAAGTATGGAAGGCACTCTCAGATTGAGAAAAGTCAAAACCCTCTTAGAGACCTGGAGTGGTGAAAATGTGGACGAAGCATACTCACTACTTTGTACCTACGCCA